TATCCGACAGCGCCCAGGTGTGCGGCAATGCTCAGGTATCCGACAGCGCTTGGGTGTGCGGCAATGCTCAAGTGGCCAGCGACGGCCTTATCTTCTGGGCATCAAAAGTAGGCACAGAGAATGGCACTCTTACTGTCTACAACACTGAAGGCAACGAACTTGAAGTTACTCGCGGTTGCTTCCGTGGGGCTGTTGATGGGTTCCTTGCTGCATCAGAGAAAGAGCATGATGACCAAACGCATTTGGAGTATCGGCTATTGATTGAAGTGGCTCTCTCGCGGATTACTCGCGCCCGCGCACTACTGGAGAAAAAGGTATGACCCGCTTTGCAGACGTTCGCGTCGAATGGCATGTCGAACAAATTGAACGTGATATATCAAGAAAGGCAGACAGTCATGAAGTATATACGCTCTGCAGCGATGTGGATAGTCTGGAACGTACCTGTGGGGTGCTTAGCTCCGTGGTTGATGGGCTTCGCAATGAACTCGCAACCTTACAAGATCAAATCCGCGCCTCGCAAGATCAGTTTGGCCGAATAGAAGCGGAGGTGAAGGTATGACGACAGAAGCAGAACGATTGGCAGACCGCATAGGTATGCACAAAACTGAGTTTGTCATCAATGATGTGTGGGAAGCTGCTGCACTCCTACGCACCCAAGCTGCTGTTCGCGCTGTTGAAGCCGCCCTCCCCTCATCCCCCAAACCGCCAGCCAGCGATGTGCAAGCACAGGCCAAGGGGGCATCCAAATGATTGACTGTCTCCCGCAAATCCACCTTGCCGCCCTTCATGCCGAAGGCCATTACAACACCTTCGTCCCAGGACTCGCCGTTCTCTGCACCAAGGACGACAACTTCGTTTCTGCAGGCGCCTATGACAACAGCATCGGCAACGCCTCAGCTTATGCCGTAGGCGGTCGCTATCTTGGCAAAGTTCGTGGCCTCCAATATGGCGTTGCCGCTGGAACTGTCAACGGCTATCAAGCTAATGCTGGAGGCTTCATCCCAATGGCTGGTGCTGTCATCAGTTGGTCTGTTGGCCCACAGATGGACGTGCATCTTTTGCTGGTGCCTGCTGTGCAGAACTACACACCAGCATTTGTGCAACTTTCCGTGAGCTTTCGATGACTCGCCCCATCCTGCACCTGTGTCCTTGTTGTCAGAAGCTGCGACCCACCCGCAGCTTCAACATCAGCACACTCAAGGACAAGACCTACCGTCGAGTCAGCTGGTGTCGAGATTGCTCACCTGTGCGGAATCGACGACTGGCCGAAAGCTATACCTCGCAGGAACAGGTTCTACCACAGCTTGAGACAGCTCTTCGGACTGTCTGGCGCCCAATTCAGAAAGGTTTATGATGGTTATTTTTATCACGAAGGATATGCAGGTTGCGGCAAAAGCCCCGTCTTGGGCAACTAATGGCAAGTATCGGGATTGTTATATCTGCCCAAGAACTCTGCGAGAAGCTTTTCCTTTTGAGAGCTTGGTTGAGCTTGATGTCACCAAGTCGAAAAGAACTTGGAGAAGATACAGTGCCTACTTGGCGGATGCCTTACTACTGACTGCTGTATGGGCTTTTGTTGTGTTTTTTATCTTCTTTCTTCTCGGCTTTTTCCTTCAACATCACGCATGAACTCTTACACCCCCATCCCAAAGGCCGAGCCTCAGCGTCACAAGCTGTTGATCTGCCTTTGGGCAGACGGTTGGCCTGTCTATGCTTGTGTCCACGACAGCTTGTGCTTTGTCGCCACTCCCAGATTTTCCCCCGATTGCACATACTGCATCATTTTCCCCTCCGGGCGGTTGATCTCTGCGCCCGATGGTGTTACATTTATCGAATCCCCCAACTGACCACAAGGAACACCTATGGCACGTCCCAAGCAAACCACACCAGCCGTCCCGATTAACTTGTCGTTGCCGGAACCTCTGGCAGCAAAGGTGCAGATTGAACTTTTCAGCGAACTCGAAGGACGCATCCCTGTGGGAGCCTACAAGCAGTTCTTCACGGATTTGCTTGAAAACTATTTCGCGGCTCAACAGCAGCCATGTCCGTATTGCAATGGCTTGGGTGTTGCGGTTCCCCGAAAGATCGGTCATGATAACTGATCTCGACACAGTTTCGCGTCAGCTGAAAACGCGCAAAATGATCGTCTACATTGCAGGCCCCATGACCGGCTTGCCTGACTTCAACATTCCAGCCTTCAACAGAATGGCAGAGCGCCTATGTGCTCACGGCTTTGTTGTCTACAACCCAGGTGAAATCAATGGTGACTGTCCAGGGCAGGCATGGGAGTGGTACATGAAGCGCGCCCTTGGAATGATGGTAAAAGCTGACATCATCATGCGACTTGAGGGCTGGGAGAATTCCCATGGGGCCAAGCTTGAATCTGAACTTGCAACGCAGCTCGGCATGCCCTGTATTGATGAATGCAACTACTGGCAATCTGCTGCCGGCGGTCAACCCGAGGCGAAGCCTCTTTTTACTGGAGAAACCAAAGATGACATCAAACAAACCTGAGGCTGTAAGCCTCGCCGCAACGCTCGAAGAGCGGGGGAAGCGGTATGGCCAATTCAAGGGGCATGCTGAGGTGACGATGGCCCTTAAGACTGTGCTTGCAGAAGAGCTGGGGAAGCGTGGGAAAGTCCTGGCCTCTGACCAAGAAGAGGCTTTGCATATGATCTGCCACAAGATTGGCAGAATTATCAACGGCGATCCCAACTATGCTGACAGCTGGATCGACATTGCAGGCTATGCCAAGCTCGTAGCTGACCGCTTGGAGGTTCAGTATGCACAAAAGTGACATCAGCCTCACACCAGAACAACAGATGGCCGTCGAGAAGCTGTTGGACTTCATCCAAGACCCTGATCCTGTAAGCCCTTACTTCGTATTCAGTGGATTTGCGGGAACGGGCAAAACATTCTGCATGCGGGAAGTTGTTGCACGCACTGCTGGTTCCCGAACGAACTTCGCCTATACAGCCCCAACCAACAAAGCCGCGAAGGTCCTGAAAGCTGTTACTGGGGAGGCTTGCACAATCTACAGCTTGTTAGGCTTGCGTATCGACAAATCGGGTGAACTGAAGTCGATCGTCGCGGGTAAGCCACCTGAAGACCTCGAACAGATTGACGTAATCTTCATCGACGAAGGTTCGATGGTCAACAAAAACTTGATGAAAGAGCTTGGACCACTGGTGGAAAAGTTCCACCTCAAGGTTGTGTTCATGGGGGATGCTGCACAGTTGCCTCCGGTTGGGGAGGTTCGCAGCCCAATCTGGGACTTGGGAACTGATGCCAATTTGCAAACTGTGATGCGACACGACAATCAGATTCTGAATCTGGTTACGGAAATCCGTGAAGTCGTGGACAGTCCCGCGCCCTCAATCAACATCAAGTCCAGCAATGACCATACTGGAGGGGTCTGGAAAATGACAAAACCCGCCTTCAAAGAGTCAATTTACAATGCTGCGGCCAACGGCGAGTTCTCTGATGGTGCTGTCTCAAAGGTGATTGCTTGGCGGAATGTGCGTGTGAATGAGTATAACTCGCTGATTCGCCATGCTCTTTACGGTGCGGCAGCTCAATCTACTCCGTGGATGCTTGGTGAACGCATTGTTGCGGGCTCTCCTTGTGAGCGCAACGACACCATGCTGATGTCAACAGACGAAGAAGCTGTTGTGGAAAGCATCATTGAGTGCAATCACCCTTTGGAGCCGAAGTACAAAGCCTATGAGCTGAGGGCCATAACAGAGATGGGTGCCAGTGTGCGGTTGCTGGTTCTGCACCCGGCGTCAAAGCAGCAATTTGAAGCAGATTGCCAAAACTTGGCACATCAAGCTCAAGCTTACCCGAAACTGTGGAAGAGCTTCTGGAACCTCAAGGACTTGTTCCACGACATTCGCTACGCTTATGCAATTACTGCTCATCGGAGCCAGGGCTCGACCTATGAGAGTGTGTGGGTGGATTACCAGGACATCTTGAGTAACAGGACTCGACGTGAGGCGTTTCAGTGTCTGTATGTAGCTTGTTCACGGCCAACGACGAGGTTATTTCTGGCGTAGGTGGTATTGACTACTGCACCGTAATCGGGATAATCAATTCCACACCCGCATTATTATATAATAATACGGGTGCAAAACACTCACCAACTGAAAGGCTAACCTCAAGTGTCAACCGTCATCCAGTCCCAACTCCAAATCTGGCGCATGAAGGTCCGTGATGGCACCATCACTCAGGATGAAATGCGTGAAGCCATTGCGGCAATCCGCAAGGAACGTGTAATGGCTAGTGAAAAGTCAACAACCAGCCGTGCCAAGAAGGCCCCCAAGCCTGTCGTGGATGCGGATGCGTTGCTGGCGAAGTTTTCTCTTTAGTGTTCAACCACAACCACAAGTCATAAAGGGCTCTAGCCATGAAGATTCAAATTTTACTGACACCTGACGGCCATCAGTGTGTCGCCAAAGGTGACCGTCCCTATAGCTGGGACTTCCACAGCCGGCCTGAAGATCTTGATGGGGGCTTCTCAGCCAAGGGGTATGAAAATTACTCTGTGATTGCAGAAGTTGAGGTCGCATTGCCTTCCTCGGAGCAAGCTGTCCTCATTGCCCTAGCCCAGCTCAAGAAAAAGGAACAGGACATTCAAGCTCAGGCCTTCAAAGACCTGGAAGAGGTCAAGGAAGCCCGCGCCAATTTGCTGTCCCTGACCTATAGCCAGTCAACGGAGGCTTAGCATGACTGATCGCCCCATGTTCCCCCCCATGATCGACAGCACCATTCTCGCTGCCTTTCATGCCTGCCCCCAAAAAGCCTTCCGTCAATATGTCCAGCACTGGAAACCCCGAGACACTTCTGTTCACTTGGTGGCGGGGGGCGCATTTGCTTCTGGTATTGAAGCTGCGCGCAATAGTTTCTACGTTCAAGGCAAATCAGCCTCCGATTCCGAAGCTGACGGTCTGGCTGCCCTCATCGGGCATTACGGCGACTTTCAGTGCCCTCCCGAATCCGCTAAAAGCCTCGAACGGATGTGTGGTGCTCTGGAGTTTTACTTTAACCAGTATCCACTCGGCTCGGACGGGGCAGACCCTATCACACTTGCTTCAGGTCGCAGGGGAATCGAGTTCTCCTTTGCCGAGCCACTACCTATCAATCATCCAGTCTCTGGAGACCCCATCCTCTACACTGGACGATCAGACATGATAGCGCACCGTGCTGGAGGCATCTACATCTATGATGAAAAAACAACTTCGTCTCTCGGTGCTACTTGGGGGCGTCAGTGGGAAATGCGTTCACAGTTCACTGGCTACGTCTGGGCAGCTCATCGGCAAGGCATTAAAGCTGCAGGCGCGATTGTCCGTGGGATCAGCATCCTCAAAACAAAATACGACACGCTGGAAGTACCGACGTACCGATCTGAGTATGAAGTTTCGCGCTGGGAAAAGCAGGTTGTGCGTGATATTGAAGCGATGAAGCGGATGTGGGAAGAAGGCTATTGGGATTACAATCTCGACAATGCCTGTGCTGATTACGGTGGGTGCATCTTCATCAGCACCTGCAAGAGCAGTGATCCTGAATCCTGGCTGCCGATGAACTTCACCAAGAAGGTCTGGGACCCCTTGGCTCGGAAGGAACTCACAGTTGAGGAGCACGAGAGTTCATGGGGCCACGTCAGCGGCACGGAGTTGGGCAACGAATTGCAAGCAATGCTTAGCAAACGTAACTAACCCCTGTGCCACAGCAACACTTCTTCATCGAAAACCGCAGCTATGGCTTCGTCGAACGCTACCCTTTACACCAGCATGGTCATCCTGTGCGACCACAGTCCTATGCGTTCTTCTGCCCAGCTTGCGGTGACATATGGGCCAGAGCTGTTATTGCTGGGGAACCCTTCTTTTGCTTCCACAAGCCTTGCCGAAAGCACACACTACCAGGGGCTCTTGTTCCGGGCTCCTTGTGGATGCCACTTGAAGAAGACTTCACCATTGCCTTGGACGGTGAAGTGCTTCAGCGAGAATTCCTTCTTCATCTTGACTATGCAGAAAACAACCTATGACAACCGAAACTGAAACAATCCCCACTGCCAAGTCCGTGCTCCCCGGCGTCAACGTCCTGTTGATGGGGCCAGCTGGCACAGGCAAAACCTACTCCGTTGGTTCCCTTGTGGAATCCGGTGTGGAAGTATTCTACCTGGGGCTCGAACCTGGCCTGGAATCTCTACTGGCTTACTTCACTGACAAGGGCAAGCCCATTCCCGACAATCTCCACTGGCACATTCTCGAAGCCCCAAAAGCCTCTTTCGCTGAGTTTTTAGAGAGCGCCACAAAGGTTAACACAATGGCACTGGAATCTCTTGCCAAGATGTCTGATCCCAACCGCAGCAAGCACAATCAATTTCTCAAGCTAATCAGTGCTTGCAATGACTTCCCTGATGACCGTACAGGAAAATCCTATGGCCCAATCGATGACTGGACTCCCTCCCGAGCTTTGGTGGTTGATGGTATGGCTGGCTTGGCTCGTGCTGCTATGTCTCTTGTGGTTGGAGGTAAGCCGGTTCGCAACCAGTCCGATTGGGGTATCGCCCAGGATCAGGTGGAAAAGGTTGTGCGTATGTGGACTGACAACTGCAAGTGCCACTTTGTTTTGCTGGCCCACGTTGAACGTGAAACCGACGCAATCCTTGGCGGTGTCAAGCTCATGGTCAGCACCCTCGGGAAGGCCTTGGCCCCAAAGCTACCGCCAATGTTTTCGGACTGCATACTCACGGTGCGCGAAGGCAGCAAGTTCACCTGGGACACCGGCTCGGCGATAGCTGATGTGAAAACACGGAATCTGGTGATTGGGCAAGGGTTGCCAGCTGATTTCAAGATCATCATTAACAAGTGGAAGAGCCGTGGGGGGGAGCTGTAATGGGCCTTCGAATCCGCTATGACTACACCTGTGACGCCTGCCGTCAGCTGTTCCGTTCGGAAGAGTTCAACTATGGGGCTCAAGTTCAGCCCCCACCGGCAAACACTCTGTTCAATGCTGTGGGCATCACCCTCATTTGTGACAGCTGCAAAGCTTCCGTTATGGGTGTACTAAAAGATATCGCCATTGCCAATCACCCACAGGCTGATAGTGAAGGCTAATTCTACACCCGCATTATTATATAATAATGCGGGCCTAAAACCCCAATAACTTGAAAATCTTTCTTGCATCCTGCAACCACCCATTGTATGATTGAGTTTCATCACCAGCAATTTCAATAACTATCGGAGCCTCAGCCATGAAGAAGTAATCATCCCACAATCCTTCCATTTGCCATTTGCACTTTCCATTGACTTTCTTTTCTTTTTTCAGGATTCCCAATCATGTCTACTTTTGACGCACAAAGCTTTCTCGATGCAACAGTCACCGCTTCCAACGACACCAAGGTCATCCCAGTCCCCATTGGCGAATACATGGGCATCATTGACAAGGTGAACCCCCGCCCTTGGCAGTCCAAAGACGGTTCGCAGTCTGGCATTGCCCTGGACGTGACCTGGACTGTCGAAGACGCTGCTGTGAAGCAGCAACTCGGACGCGAAAACGTCACCTGCCGCCAAGGTATCATGCTGGACCTCACCCCCCAAGGTGGCCTGGACTTGGCCAAGGGCAAGAACATCGGCCTGGGCCGTCTGCGTGAAGCCGTTGGCAAGAACCAAGAAGGTGAAGCCTTTGCTTTCTCGATGCTGCCGGGACTGTCTGCCAAGATCAGCGTGACACATCGCTTGGTCGGCGAGGACACTTACAGCGAAGTGAAGTCGGTCGCTAAGCTGTAACCTTTTTTCTCTTTTTTGCGGTGTGGGGCAACCCAACAGGGCAGAGTGGGAGAACGCGAGCATTGCCAGATCAGTCTCTCCCCACCGCAATCTTTCCCTTTTTTCAAGGAACTTTTCCCATGCCTCAACCAACAGTCGGTCGTGTCGTCTACTATGAACCCACAGACCTGGAACTCCAATCCCCTGTCATCGCTCGCGCCAGCGATACCCCCTTTCGGGCTGATGTCGTTCACCCGAACTCTGACAATACTGTCAACCTGCTGGTTAGTGACCACTTCGGACGAACCTACACCGCACTTTCTGTCCCCTTCAACGACAGTGCCAGTGGGAACCCCGGTGAAGCTCATTGGATGCCCTACCAAGTAGCTGCTGCAACAACCGGCACACCGGCTCCCTCTGCCCCTTAAGCTCCAATCAGCTCCCTTTTCTGCCCCTCTTGAGGGGCTTTTTGGCTGAGGACTTCCCCTCAAATGTTTGAATGGCATTGGCCCAGACTCAAGTTATATGGCATCACCTCAAGCTAAAATCTACCAGTTTCCACGCGGCACTGCCACTTCCAGGTCTAGTGCCGCTTTCGCTTCTGTCTCTAACATCCCCAAAGAGGAACCCATGCAGCTCGTTGCAAGAGAGAAAATTCGTATCCGCCCCAATCGTCAGCGCAAGGAGTTCGACTCCCAATCTCTGACTGACTTGGCCCAGTCAATTGAATTCAAGCAACTGATGCATGCCCCTGTCCTGCGAGAGGAAGGTGGGGAATACGTTCTGGTTGCAGGTGAAACCCGCATCAAGGCCATGGAAAACATATGGCTCCTTGGCGGCACCTTCAAGTTCAACAACAATGAAGTTCCTGCAGGCATGGTGCCGTATGTCACAATGGGCCAACTCACCGAACTCGAAGCCGAGGAAGCCGAACTCGACGAAAACCTCAAGCGCAAGGACTTGACCTGGGCCGAGAATGCTGCTGCAATGGCGCGCCTCCACTCCTTGCGCAGCCGCCAAGCTCAAGACGCTGGCCGCATCCACACTGTCGCAGACACTGCAATGGAGGTCAAAGGTCGCAGTGATGGTGCCTATCAGGAAGCCGTCCGACGCGACATTATTATCGCCAATCACCTGAATAACCCAGCCATTGCTAAAGCCAAGGATGCGAACGAGGCGTTCAAGATCCTGAAGCGTCAGGAGTCTGTTCAAGCCAATACTAAGTTGGCCAAGGAAATCGGCAATACCTACACACACAGCATTCACGAACTCTTCAACACCAATTGTCTTGCCTGGATGGCAGCTTGTTTGCCAGAAACCTTCGACGTGATCTTGACTGACCCACCTTATGGCATGGGTGCAGACACATTCGGTGACGGTGGCGGCGGTCGCTTGGGCAACAACGAACACCACTATGATGACAGCTATGAATCATGGCAAGCGCTCTTGTCGCAGTGGTGCGGGCTTGCATATCGTGTCGCCAAAGCCGAAGCTCACGCCTATGTCTTTTGCGACTTTGACAACTTCCACGAACTCAAGCGCATGATGCAGGCTGCTGGTTGGTACGTCCACCGCACACCATTCATCTGCACCAAGCCAGGCAGTGGTCGCGTACCGTTGCCTGACATGGGGCCGCGGCGTCAGTGGGAAATGATCCTGTATGCAATCAAAGGAAAGAAGAAAACAAATGCGATATACCCTGACGTTATTACGACAATGGCCGATCCAGGTCTCACACATGGTGCCCAGAAGCCGGTCGCGTTATATGCCGACCTTCTCAAGCGTTCCGTTAAGCCTGGAGATACAATCCTCGATTCTTTCGCAGGTTCTGGGACGATCTTCCCGGCCGCTCACCAGTTCAAATGCAAAGCAGTGGGACTCGAAATGAACCCTGAATACTTCGCCATCTGCCACACACGCCTCCAGACTCTTGCAACACCTTTGCAGGAAACCCAAGGTCTCAGCCTGATGGCTGAACTCAACGCAATGCCCAAGTAAGGACCCAATCATGACATTTCCAGTTATAGGGCCTGCCCAGGCCCAGGTCATGATTGTTGGTGAATTTCCTGCAGCATCTGACTACAGACTCAATGAACCCTTCTCTGGCGGAATTGGCTTTGAGCTGTCGAAGATGCTGGGAGAAGCCGGTCTGTCAAAGGACCATTGCATCTGCACTTACGTGGTAAATGAGCGTGTGCCCAGCCAATCATTGGACTACCTGATTGCCCCCAAGAAAACTTCCATCACACCTTCACACAGTCTGTGGAAGGGGAAATGGGTCACACAAGTATTCCTGGACGGTGTAGAAAACCTTCGGGAATTGATTCTGAAGCGTCGCCCCAATGTTGTTGTAGCCGCAGGTGACTTGGCCTTGTTCGCCCTCACCGGCGAATGGTCTGTCACCAACTGGCGCAGCTCCATTATGGAATCCACGCTGGTTCCTGGTGTGAAGGTCATACCGACGTATGCCCCAGCAATGGTGTGTGCGGTTGCCTCACTGCGGCCAATTGCTGTCCACGACTTCAAACGCATTGCTGCCCATAAGGACAAACCGGAAGTCAAACGCCTGCCGTACAACTTCCGTGTCAGCCCGACCTTCAAAGAAGCTGTCGATACTTTGCAGTGGGTCATTGCCATGTGCGAAGATCATCAGCTGAAAACTGGCCAGCGCATGAAAGTCGGCGGCGACATTGAAACCCGAGCGGGTCACATCAGCTGCATTGCCTTTGCTTGGTCAAACCTCGATGCTCTGTGTATCCCCTTGATGTGCCAGCACAACGATGAAGGCTACTGGTCTCTGGAAGAAGAAACCACCCTCGTCCTGCTGATGCTCCATCTGATGCGCGTCTGCACCATCGTCGGCCAGAACTGGAACTACGACGCCCAATACATCTACCGCCACTGGCACTTCCTGTGCCCCAGCGTAGTTGACACCATGATTGAGCACCACAGCTGCTTCAGTCATTTGGAGAAGAACCTTGCTTTCCTCAGTTCAATGTATCTTGACGATCACTTTTACTGGAAAGACGATCGAACTAATTGGGACTCAGGATCTAAAGGGGAAGGTGAAGTGGTGTATTGGCGATACAACTGCACTGACGCCGCACGAACTTATGCAATTGACGGAGTGCTCACCGGAGTTATTAAGGCTCTTGGGATGGGCGAGGTCAATGCCTTCCAGCAAAAGCTAGCCACAAAAGTTCTGAAATCAATGAACAAGGGTGTGAGGCTTGACCGCGAAGCTCAAGGCCAATTGTCCATGACCATCCAGGAAGAAGTCGCTACACGTGAGGCTTGGCTTGCCGACGTAACTGGTGACATCCTCAACATCCGCTCTCCTGTTCAGATGAAAGACTTCTTCTACCGCCAGATGGGTCAGAAAGAAGTTATCAGCCGTAAAACCAAAAACGTAACCTGTGACGATGAAGCCCTCCACAAAATCGCATCCCGCGAACCCGTCCTCCTGCCAGTCACCCGCAAGATTGCAGAATTGCGGTCGCTTGGTGTGTTCCATAAAACCTTTGTGCTCGCTGCGGCCGACATTGATGGTCGGATCAGAACAAGTTTCAACGTGTGTGGTACAGAAACCTACAGATTCAGCAGCACCAAAAATGCCTTCGGTAGTGGACTGAACATGCAAAACATCCCCAAGGGTGGGGAAACTGAAGACGATGGTCTGGAGCTGCCGAATGTACGAAAGCTTTACATTCCTGACGACAACATGACCATGTTTGACATTGACTTGGACAGTGCCGATTTGCGGATTGTCACTTGGGAATCCGGTTGCGACTGGATGAAAGATCACTTCCGAAACGGACGGAAACCTTATGTCGAAGTTATGCGAGAATACTACCACAACCCTTCGATGGACAAGAAAAGCAATCCACGCGAATATGCAATGTTCAAGTCGCTCTGTCACGGTACGAATTACCTGGGGACAGCTGATGGAATTGCCCCGCGAATTGGCTTGCTTGTACATGAGACCGAGCGCATACAGAAATGGTATTTTGGCCTGGCACCTGAAATCCGCAAATGGCAGGAAGATATCAAAAAGCAGGTCAGCTCCAGAAGATTCGTTCAGAATGTTTTTGGGTATCGTACATATTTCTTTGACAGAATCGAAGGTACCGTCTTCAACCAAGCGGTTGCATGGATACCGCAGTCAACAGTTGCTTGCCTCATCAACCGCGCGTATGTCAAGATCGATGACGAACTGCCAGATGTTGATGTCTTACTGCAGGTACATGACAGCCTGGTCGGACAGGTTCCATCACACAACGCCGAGCAGCATCTTGATGCGATCGTCAAATGCAGCGAAATTCCGCTCCCCTATGCGGAGCCCCTTATAATTCCTGTGGGGATTGCCTCAAGTAGTAAAAGCTGGGGGGATTGCAGATGAGCCGCGAACCAAGGGTTGCTCTGCCTGGGTACACCTGCTCAGAGATTGATTCAGTGATAGAGCTGATGGAAGACCTGCGAAAAGCTAATGAAGCCTTGCGGGAATGGTGTGCTTACTACGAGGAAAGAGTGGCAGAAGTGGAGACAGAACGGGACAATCTGGAGGAAAATCTTGAGGGTAAGCTAGACGCCTTAGAAGATAAAATTGAGGCCCTCACCGAAGAACTGGAAGCCCTAAAATCATAGTGATTGCCGGGCCGAAATGGCACCACCACACGGCGCAAAATTCTAGGACATAGTAGGGTACACGTCTCGGAGATTTTGCCTCATATGTGTATTTCACACCCGTATTAAAATATAATAATACGGGTGTGAAACCTACCTTTTGTGCTTGGCCTTATACTCAGGCAAATCCTCGGAATGTAGGAATCTCACAGTTGAGGGCACCTGCCCAGCAGCAATTGCAATCTTGGCCCCTTCTTCCCGGCCAACGAACTTATCCGCTGACGTGACAAAACCTCGCACAGCATCCGCAGGCAAATTCTTCTCCGCAATGATTTCCTTGTGCTTCATCCCGACCCGAGGTGCTGGGTACACCTTTCCCTTTACTTTGCAGGCAGGTCGGGAAATTTTAAGCATTACTTGTGTGTGACAGCCGCCACGCCATTGAGTTTCTCCACAGTGCGCAAGCCACCAAGCCCGAGCATCCCTAGCAGCACAGGCATCATCTGACTGATATCAGCCTGCTCCATTGGGATGTTGTGCCCAGTGTACTGTGCAATGGCTTTTGCAATTGGCAGCCCGATCCAATTCCAGGCGCAGGCTGTCCCGCAAACCCACCCAATGAAAGGCCGCCAACCACTAACAAACACCGAAGGATTCTTGGCCTCTTCCTTGTTGGTGTCGGTCTGCGACTGGATCAGCGCTAGGCTTGCCGCCAGTTGTGCTTTTTCTTCTTCAGTTTTATCAGGAAAAAACATCCCGATAATGCCCTTTGCAGCCTCAGCTGCTTCCCCAAGTCCAGTCACATCCATTTTCAATCCCCTTTCACGACAGTCACAACATGATCCCCACTATCCCACATAGCCTGCCGGATGGCTCTTGGCATGATAATGCAGCCTTCACTGGCATTTCCACTTGGGGTCGTATCGCCATGTATGAAAAAGCTTCCACGCCCTTGCATCACATTATCTGGTGCGGGGGTAAGTGGAATGGCAAAAGGCCCCAAATGCGACTGTGCTACTGGTGTTCCCATTGTGTACACACCTTGCGGCAGTGGCCCAACACAGCGCATGAATTGCATCTGTGGGTTGTTCTTGCCTTCAGGGTTTTTGCCGCAATTCCCCCCGGCGTACCCCGTAGCCACAACTGCCCCCGCTGGGTCAAGCATTTGCCCTGTAGATTGTTCAAACGTCCAAGTCATTTTCCATTCACCCCCAATGTTATCTGAATATGAATGCCTTAGCGGCACACTCCAGGCATCAACAATTTCCTTCACGGCCCAACCTAGGCCAACGAACCAGCCTCCAAGTGTGAACAGTAACCAAATCCACAAACCCTCTAGCAGTGAGCTGCCATTCTGCAGCAATCTCCAGCTAATTTCCTTCAGTCTATTTTGTTCCCCGGCCCTCATTTTTGCTGCATTATTGCAGAAGTCATGGCATCGACTTTTTGCCCTAAATCCCGGAACCCAACACGAAAAGTTTCTTCCATGCGGTCAAACTTTGTGTCCAGTTCAGTTTTCACGTAATGCTGTTGCGCGATCTGCAATTTGAGCACCTGCAATTCTTTAGCATCTTCGTCATGCCTTTGCCACAGCAGCTCAATGTCCCGTTGTTGCTTAGCGTCTTTTTGCTGAAGAAGATACCAAAGCACAGCAAACACTAGGGCGGCAACTGCTAAGAGAAGTTCTACAATTGAGGCTTCGGACATAATTAGTTAGTAACCGCTTTGATGTGAGGCCGCCCAGCGACACGATTTATCTTAAGGGCAAGTTGACGAAATAACTCATAATCAGGATTTTGTGAGTCCTTACACAGGCGCTCAAGAGTATCACTGATTGTCCGCTCAGAGCCTTGAGGGGGCCCAGCAATCAGACGCCAAGTTGTATGCAAGATACAAATATCAACTACCCAAGCCACAAGAGCAGCAAGCACATTCAGTGGGCTGCGGCTACCGCCTTCCACGCACTTGAGCGCCGGACGCAGCAGAAAAATTAAAAGATCGATCACAGCTCGCCCCTCAGCGCGGCGATGGTATCATCGAACTCTTTAAGCTTGCGGTAAGCGATGTTTGCCATCGGGTCAACCCCCTGCTGAACAGAGACAGCCTGGAACTGCAGCAGCATGAACTCTCGTGTGATACGAGGCAGCAACTGCTGCGATTCGAGCTGAGCAATTTGCTGCTGAGCCAGTGATTTCTTGTCTGGAACATCTGCTGGCTCAGGCGTATTTCCATTTCCAAGCCATACTTGGTATGCGGCGTAGTCCACATTCAATGGGTCTGCTGGGATGCAGGCACCGTCTGTAATACGGATGATGATGCTTAGAGAGTTCGTGAGTTTGTACATTAGAAGAGCCTCGCGCTAAGAAGTCCGAGTGAAGTGTTTGTTGCTCTCCATTGCCCTGCTGCTATATTAGTCACGGTCAAAACACAAGCGTCAGCAGTAAGAGTGCCCGTTGCAATAGTCCCGTTTACCATCGTGAAAGTCGTACCGCCCCATGTTGGATTGCCACGCATAGTGGCCTTCATGTTTAGCGGGAAAGAATTAAGTTGCCCTGCATTGGCGTTATTTCCGATGTAATCAATAGAGCCAATGGGCCACGACTGCAAATACCTCTGCGACAACTGCAATTCATTAAGCCGACGTTCAAACACTGTCGGCGCAACAGACCCAAGTCTGCAATCAACACCTGTGATGTTGAGAGTAGAACCTGCTACTTGGTTGACGAAAGTTACTGACCCTGCTGTGCGGTTAAACTGCCCAGCTTGCCAAGTTCCCGCTGTGGTATTATAGTTAGCCCCGCTGCCCAGGTCAAATCGTAAATACAGACCAGTAGTGTTATCCGTAGCCCAAGTACCGGTAAGGTCCCCAGCAACAGTTATTTTTAATTGCGACCAACTATTTGTTATGTTAACAGTGCCAACATAAGAACGGTTAGCGGCCGCGTTAAGCAAGGAAACAGCGTAAGTTCCGGCAATGCTTCCTTTTACCCAAAAGCTAAAAGTAAAAGTTGCGGCGCCTGGATACCCTAATTGAAAATCTATTAAATCTTTGCCCTCAATAGCCGTTTGGAACTGAAAACTATCAGTAGAAGCAGGAGTGTATTGCGAAGCTACCGTTATTTTAGTACTGTACCTTAACCCAGCAGGAGCATCCAATACTTGTTGAAAAGTTAGTTTAGAGTTTTGCGAAACATACGCACCAAACATATCTACGCCATACCCAAAGCCAATAGTTGGAGTAATAGCAGCCCCCGCATTAACCTGATCAATCTCCATTGCGCCGTTAATTACACGGTTGCCGTAGAGATAACCCGAATTAACAGATGTCAGTGCGGTGAGACTTGTAATATCCCCATTAGCCCCGGCCCCGGCAATGCCCATAGATACGCGCTGTGCTGGGCTCAAGGCCCCAGCACCACCACAAACATAAGCAAACAGTGCTGACAGAGGCACATCAGCTGTTTTTCCGGTCACCACCCCTGTCAGCGTGTCTATCGCGGCAAGAACCCGAGCCCCTATTGGATAAGAACCTTGTTGTCCCATATTAAGTCCCTACATCAAGCAATGGCGTCATATCCATACACAGGATAATATTGCCGTAAGTATCATAAATCGGATTGCCCCATGCAGGTACGTAAGTAGCTGGAGGCTGATCTCTGCTCCAGGGAACTGTCTGCGGGTCGTGCACGCCCTTGACAAAATCCTGTGGATTACGAGCTTCCCGATGACTGCGGCAAACCCAAAAGTTATCCCAGGTTTTGACTCCCTGCGATGACTTCTGCTTCTTTCCGCACAGGTCGCAGTAGAAGTTCCACTCCCCTGGTGCGTAGTAGTCGGCATTACCCATTTTACACCCGTATTAAAATATAATAATGCGGGTGTAAAACACCCTCACTCTGGAGAGACCTCCGTCGGCTGTGCCATCACAGGGACATGCACACTTGCTTCTTTCATCTTGGAAATGACTTTTTCCATTGAGGTGAGAAGATTAGCTTCCAACCCACTTTTTGTCAATGTGAACGCTGGGTGTGCGACTTCCTGCACGAGGGCTTTGCAAAAGTCATCCAGTGGCATAGCCAGCTGAAGACCTTCAGTGTTTACGGTCAAGTTGATTTCCGGCGTGTGCCAGTGTTTGCTTATCACAACCATTGAGCGTTCAGGCATTAGAATTCCTCCTAAGATAAAAGTGTTCCGACCCAAGCTGTGCCATTCCACATTTCCAGCTTTGATGTATCTGTGTTAAAGCCAACAGTATAAGGTAACGGACTTGAGGGTCGGCCAAGTATATTCCAATTCGACAGTCGGGGTAATCCAAGCATCATGGACAACCCTGACCCCAGACTCAGATACAGATTTGAGTTTTTGGCATAAGTAGGGGCTGCCCCGAAGGTAGCAGTAGTCCCTGCCCAAGTCCATTGCCCGACTACAGCTGGCACAATTGCAGTAAGTAGTGACGGAACCCCTGCCCAAGTGTAGGCTCCCGGATTGGCATTGACCCCACCTGCAAGAGTTGCCCCCACCCCAGCCCACGTATAACTGCCCGGTAAACTTACAATACTAGCAGCCAAGGTAGCCGGAACACCAGACCAGCTATAGGCTCCTGGGGTTGTCGACAAGTTTGCTGCCAAGCTGGCCGGTATGCCAGCCCAAGTATACGTGCCTGGTGTTGCCGTTACGGATGGTGTAAGGGTAGCGAGAACCCCAGACCAAGCGTATGTCCCAGAGGCAGCGGTTACAGTTGCTACCCCAGCGTCAACCCATAAAGGTATCTGTGTTTGAGGTGCAAAGAATCTTCGCAGATTCAGGCCAATCCATTCAGCCTCTTTCGCTGACAGAGCGCGGCCCCATGTCATCTGCAGATTGCAGAGTGCCTGTGGGTTACGCGCATTCAGCGAATCGCCAACTTCGTACCGAGATGTGGAGGTGGACTGCAGCGCACCGGCTGCGGCAGTCGATGCATCAAGTGCAAGGGCCTGCCCAATTTTTCCCGAATAAAGAGCCTGTGACCCAGCTATCGAAGTACCGATGAAAATACAGCCGTTGCCGGATGCGTAGTTCGCTGACGACGACAGATTATTGTTGTTGAGCGTGCCACCGTTGGACAGCGAGAAATAAATCCGGCTGGGGTTTGCATTGCTATAGTTACGCTTCAGCTCCATCATCACGTAAGGTGATGTATTGGCTGAATTGTTGGTGATACCACCCAAGCAAGCATCCCCTGATGGGCTTGCATACAGATCCCCAAACCACAGGAGTGTGCCCGCAGCCGACTTCTGCGCTGCGGTGGCTGTTCCATAGATTGAAGCATTTGAAGCCGTGAGCTTCAGCCCAGCTTCCGAAGCCCCAACCCCTGCGGCTGCCCCTCCGCTGACCGTTCCGAGCTTTAGCACCGTGATCAGGTCGAAGTTGCTGATACCCGGCGCAAACACCGAGGTCAGGCCCTGGGCGATTGATGCTACTTCTGGGTCATCCCAATTGATGCCATAGCCGGGCCCAAAGGCCTGTCTCCCTTGCGCAGCATCTGGCCAGAGATACTGACTGAGATCAGTATCAGCCATAGATCAAGTACCGGGCGACCAGGGAATGCAGGTCAGCACCGCTCCAGAGTTGAAGGTAAACGCTGTACCGTTGTTGTACAGCCAGTAGTCTGCATCAGCATCCAGCGGGACGGAATCAATGCTCATGATCCAGCCGGTTGAAGCGTTGGAGGCAGCAGGCACTGGATCGAAGGTGTAAATCTTCAGCGGCACAAGCGTGGCGCTTGGCGTCGGGCCTTGATTGCCAGCCGCATCGCGCGAAATCTTTGCAAGTTGCATCACGCCACCAACCGGAGCAGTGGCAAATGCCACGCCGGTCAGACGAAAGTCAGCCATCAGCAGTCCCGGTGTGCTCAATGCAGACATCTGCACGCGCAGGGCATCGGTGATATTCGCGTAAGCATTGTTCGCAATGTTGTTTGCGATGGTTCTTGTAAGCGCCGTACCAGTGACTGAGCGAATGATTGGTGTCGGCATATCAGGCGCTCGCGTTCAGAGTGTTGCTGATGGTGTTGACATCCACCGGATCAGGGGCAACGCCCATCGCGTTGATGGCGTCATGGTCAGCCGGGGTGATTAAGCCAGCGTCAACCAACCCACCCAGCATGCCCTGCACAAAAGGCAGCGAGGTATCGATATGCTCATAACGGGCATTTGCGACATCCATCGTAGCGACTGCAGCGGGCAGCGGGGATTTCTTGATGGCCCACCATGCGCCATTGCCTTGCAGGTAAGCCTGAACGTCGGCAATCGGAACCATAACGGGCTTTGTGCGTCCAGCATTCACCAGGGCGGCGATGGCAACGTCGTTGCGCGCTGCAATCTGTTCGGGTGTGCACTTGGCACGGATTTCTTCAAGGAGTTTCATGTTGCTGTTCCTTGCAGAACAGGCTGTGTCCCTGATGACACACCATTGACATTGATCTGAAGGCCAGCTACTAGTGACAACGGCCCCCCCAGGTCAATATACCCAAACACATGCTTACCTGCATCTGTAGAGTCATAGAACACACCCCAATAGGCACCTGTAGGATTGGAGGCATTTGCTGCCAGCGAAATAGGGGAAGTGCAATTCAGAGAGGTAACTGTACCAGACAGGGTAGATGTCGGACTGGTCAGGGTAATTCCACCGGCAGCATAATTTCCACCTGGTGTTACTTCATTTGTGGAGTAGTTCTGCGCCCCACCGGCACCCCAACGCGGATCACTGTCGGCTACTGCAGGCGGTGACGTGTTGGTGATGATTCCCATCTTGATCGTATTGGTCGCCCAAAGTGATGCTAATGAGGCCAAGCTCATGTTGCTGACGAATTTTGCACTGACGTGTGTTGCACCTGCTGCCATAAGAAACCCCTAAGAATAAGAAAGAGCCGCCCGGTTGTTCCAGATACTGTTGGCTGTGCTCACGCCATTGGCCCATAGTATAGAGACACTACCGGAAGAAGAGAAAGTCAATTGCTGAATTGCCCATGCGGAGGCACTCAATGCGGTTCCTGGAACAGCCGTCCCCAAATAAGCAATTGTAGAGGACGCTTGGTCAAACTGAAATGCCTGTGGTTGCTGACTGATGACCTGAACCGAAGGGAAGTTCGTAACTGTAACTGATCCGCCCGCCCCTCCACCAGCTTGTTGTGCTTTGACCCAGGACAGTGAGCCTGTATCCCAGACAAACCCAGCAACATTCAGCAAACCTGCTGTGATCGATGGTGCCCCAGGCAATAATGCCACATCATCAACACCAATATAGTGCTGTCGATTTGTATGGCCTATGCGGAGCGTACTGGTCATAGTGGTGTGTTATGCACCCGCATTATTATATAATAATACGGGTGTGGAATTCATCGTAACTTATACCAAGTTAAGGTCTCTGCTGAGTAGATATACTCTACGGCTACATTGGCTGTGAGTGCTGTGGTTGCGCCAGAAAGAGATTGTCCACTATTGGCACTCAATGTCAAGCTGGCGACTGCCTGCGTAGAAACAATAATTACCTTGAAACCGTCTCCGACGTTCGCTGGCAATATTACTGTGCCAGTGGCAAGTCCTCCCGCTGGTGTAATAATCAGATTTCCAATTTGGTCAGGAATAGGATAGGAAAACCCTGTTGCCGGAGATTGCAGCACATATGCCCGGAAGCTGGCCAGCTCATTAAACTTTCGTTGAAGGGACTGAAACCAGTTGTCAGTATTCTGATAGCCGGAAAGGGCAAGCGGCTTAGCCATCAGGCTTTCCAATCCGTAAAATACCCCATCTTTTGCAGCTCAGGGAGTTGCTTCAGCACACGCTTGCCGATGTCTGTGCGATACATTGGGCTGTTGGCAAACTCCAGCTTTGCCAGATTCTCATAGGCATCGTCGATTGCGTCTTCGACAGTCTCGGCAAACCCGCTTACAACCCCAATATAGCTGCCAGCCGACACCATCAATGGAGTTGTTTTCAGCTTCCCTCCCTCAAGCTCTGGCGCCTCCCCTGCCTGCATTTCCGCTGGATGGAAGCAATACCGTACTTTCTCTGTCCCCCAGATCGGAAACCCACACATAGCTTCCCGTGGCTGGAAGTTGTACGGAAAGTCCTTGATTGCTGTCACAATTCCAACAGCCACATCAGTGTATGGTTTGAAACTGTCTTTCCCCTGGCAAGCATCCAGCATCCATTGACACAGCTCTGGGTGCAAAATCTGCTGAATCTGAAACAATGGCCAGCCCGGACGTGTGGTGAACTCCAACGGCCAGCATTTGCCCTGCTTGTCAATAATAACAGCCACGTCAATATAGCCAGTATAGCCTTCCCGGATCAATGCCGCTTCAAGCGGCAACAGCAACTCCTGCGCCAGCTTCGACTCTGCCATCGGCACATACTTCATCACTGTGCCCATCTCACCTGTATTCGGTCCGATGTCATCGTTCATCAGCTTTTTGTGCTCGAAGTTCTCCAGCACATACCCAAGAAATCCATTGTACCCAACCCAGCCGCCCACTGCGACCTCAATGCCACCGTGAAATTCCTGGAAAATAAACGGATGCCGTGGGGCATGCTTTTTCCACTCCCCTAGCATAAACCTCAAATCCCGGCTGGACTTGCTCACATACGACAGTGCACGGTCAGCATCACCAAGAGGCTTACTGACATACCGCTTATCGGCATTGGCTTCCAGGTGCAGAATTGCTTCATCATAGTTGTTGAAGCGAATCGACGGGATAGTTTCAATGCCGCTCTGATCGAAAACTTCAACCCCCTTGTCGCGCTCCAGCTCCCACTTGGCACATTCCACGTTGCAGCCAAAGATCGGATAACCCGCCTTGCGCCAGCCCTCAAGTTGCCCGACATACTTTGCATTATCAGTCAAAAAGATCAGGTCAGCCCAGTTCATTGAGCTTTCCCAGGAGTTGACTTTTGTGATCAAACCATCCCCTGCTGGATGCCGAAGCCCTTTTGGGTCAGGTCCCATGAACACTCGCACGTCATGACCTGCAGCTTCCAGGCGCATGGCAAAGTCTACAGCTGAGGCAATGGCATCAATTAGGAGGATTTTCATATGGGTCAGCGAGGGGTCAGATCGGGCCGTGGTGGGGTTTAGGTTGTGGGTTAATAGGAATGTATGGACAACAGAAAAAATGCCTCATTTATTGATTCTGCACCCGTATTATTATATAATAATACGGGTGTGAAACTACTCTTGCCCTTGCTGTCTCTGAGCGGCCTCCCCAGCAGTCCCAAAGACATGCCGTGCTGCCGTTGTCATAATCATAGTACGCAACCTTTGGGCAGCACGCAATTGCACACCTTTGTCAGCTACACGAGCAATACTTTCGGCTGATTTCCGGATACCCTCCATGTCAGCTGGTGTCAGCAGCTCTGCATTCACCATCGTCTTTTGCAGTCGTGTAAACTCTTTCGGGAGCTTGGCAACATCCACATTGGCCAAATGCTGCATCACACTCTTTTGCAAAAAATCTTTGCCTTCAGGTTCTTGGGCCAGATTCCGGGCAAACTTATCAAACTCGGCTTTGTCCCCAAAGCCATACAAGAAGTGAGGCAGTTTGTCTTTAGCTTCTGCGAGCATTTCCTGAGAATAGGCACCACGATACTGTGCCTCAATCTTCCCAAGCCCCACTTCTTCAGCATATGAGTTCAGAGCCTTTCGCAAGTCCCCCCGAATCTCACTGGCCAGCTTTGCTGGGATTGCTGCGGCACCTTCTTGTCCCCCCTTTTCCGCCGGCTTTCCATAAGTACGGATCAGATTATCCACATTCTCAGCATATCGGCCACGAACAACAGCCTCTGGATTTCGATCCGTCCTCAACTGTGCCAGTAACTTCTGCCCTTGCGCTGGCGATAACTCCCGTGACTTAATCAGTGTGTCAATCTTTTTGGCGAAGGTTTGCCCTGCGTCAGATGAACTGAAGGTTTTGCCACTGTTAATAGCCTGTGTTACTCCAGCAAACATTCGCTCACGGTAGATTTCGCTTGCCGGGCGCAACGCCTCCTTAGCCGCCTTTTCTGCCGCTGCTTGCGACTCTTGCTGTCGCTTGGTCATGACAGAAGCCATGTCTTTCGGCCGTGGGCCAGGGGCCTCCAGTTTCGGTTGGCCAATCTTATCCAGCTTGCCATTGAGTGTAGCCAAATCCCGATTTGGGCTCAATTCAAAGCGAGTTCCTGGGATCGGCTCCGCTACAGCAGGTTCGGCTTTACGGGCAAACCCTGTCACCAGAGTTGGGTCAGCTTTACGCAAGGCCTCTTGCACAGCCATCCGATTCTCACTGCCAATCAGTTTGTTGATGTACCCTGGAATCTTATCCCCAAACAGTCGTGACTGGAGTTTTGCAGCTGACGCTGCATTCATTTCCTTGTAGGGATTCACAATCCCCTTCAGGGCCCCTACAGCTGCATTGGCATCACCAGAAGCCGCCTTTGTTGCAGCTTTCAGTAAACTACCACCCTCTTTGGCAATAAACGAAGTCCCGGCTTCCCCGATACCACCAGCCGCCATACTCAGAGGCACGCCAACGACAGCCGGGATACCAGCAGCATCAGAGCCGACTTCGGCTACGGCTTGAGCTGCCCCACCCCCAGCTCCACGCAGAGCACGTTCACCTGCAGGAAGCAGGCTCAGTGTGTCCCCAGCGGCTTCCATTCCACGACCAACTGCCCGCACTGGACCTACAGGAACTTTCTGCAGGGCCTTGCCGCCCTTCTCCAGAAGCTTTGGGGCGACCACGCCAAGCGCAGCACCACCAGCAGTTTCACCAGTCAGCTTTCCAACAGCTTCGTCCATGTTGAAGGGCTTAGCTTCCTTGCCAGTGAACCAGTCCTTGACCATTGTTTTGGCCTTTGCTATTGCCCCTTCTGGCGGTGCTGGGGAATCTGCGGGCAATCCAATTGCTTCCTGCACACCGACAAGCCCAGGCTCTTCTGGAAGTTTGTTTCCCCCATCACCCAGCCCAAACCGTTGCTTAATCGCAGACTGCGTTTCAGGGTTCGCTGTCTTAAACGCCTCTGAAGAGGCCACATGCTTCTCAAAGATCGCCTGCTTCGTCTCAGGATTTGCACTCTGATACGAAGGGTCTTTTAGGATTTCGTCTGGACTTGGCATCAGATGTTACCGCAAAAGGGGATTGGAATGGTCAACACCAGTTGCAGCAGGCTTACCACCACCACCGGCACCACCAGAATGTGTGGCCATGTAATCCGACATCAGTTGCTTGCCCAACTTAGGGTCTTTCTCCCCAAGCTGTGACATCAACTCTGCCGTCGAAGGGAACTTGTCAAAGAACTTGATCATATTTTGACGATTCTCTTCCAGCTTTGGGGTACCGCCAGGTACAATATTGTCGAGTTCCAATTTGACTGCCTCAGCCGCATTCGCCAAGCGGAAAAGCTTGATGATCGGGGGATCTGTTGGCAGAGTCTGATTGAGCTTCTGCATGGACTCTTGCAGGGGCATGTTAGGCCCACGACCAGAACCGGCTGTCAGAATCTGTGCCATGACGGTGCCCATTTCGGCCTGCAGCGAATCCATTGCCTTCGAGTCTGTTGGTGTGATGGCCTGTGTGCCGCTGCGCACCAGAGCTTCCGTTAGTGTACCATCCCCCAAGTGAGTGAAGATAGAGCCAGAGGACTTGGCTGTAGCCGCAATCGAAGTTGTGAGCACACGCTGGACTTGAGCAGCATTGCGAATAATACCATCACTGATCTTTTGTTCAACTTTGCCGGCTTCACCGCCTTTTTTGGCTCGCTCTTCACGATCCAGCATTGACTGACGCCGAATCTCCAACCCTTGCTGCAACAGCAACTTCGTAGTCTCACGTGCAGCAGCCTTGTCAACCTCAGCTGCTCGGCGCTGTTCTTCAACTTCCTTGTTGTGGCGCTCACGTTCCTCTTGCTGACGCTTGAGGTCTTGCTCCTTGTCCATGTGCTCAATGCGCTTGCCAGAGTCAAGCCCATAGGTCTGCATACCCTTTGCCCAAGAAGCAAATTGCGGGTCAGTGCGCAGTGGAATCGAATCAGGTTTCACACCAGCTTTCACAGCGGCATCTCGCAGAGCTGTAGCGCCTTCTTCAGAAGGCATGTTCACATAGTCAATTGCGGCAGAACCAACAGCCGAATGCAATGCCGCTGTCTCTTTGGCCTTGTTCTCAATCGAAGTCTTCAGCGCAGTTTCAGCTGACTTGGCCATGTCCTCATAACCCTTCATTAGGTCAAATCGGCCATGCGCTGCTGCTGTAGCTGCTCCCTTGTTGGCATAGGTCATGACTTCCTGGTCAGTCTTTGCCCCTTTGCCAAATTCTTCGTTCGCACCAGCCATCTCTGTTGTAATGGCTTTCTTTTCTTCCATGTCCTGCTTCATCATCAGGGCATTCATTTGGCGCATCCGAGCTTCCGCCTGTGTGTTCTCGGCAGAAGCTTGGCGTTGTTGCTGCTCCGCACCAGCAATCATCACATTGCCAGCGTTTACTGCAGCATTTGAAATCAATTGTCCGAAGTCCATATTGTACCTCAGGCGTATTGTGGGATGTAATCAGCTGCGGGGGTACTGTAGTCGCCGTAGCCGCCACGAGCATCAATGTTACCCCCAGTGTAATTGGAGGTGTTGCCGCCACTGCTGGTGCTGCCAGAGCCGTTCAGCCAACCTTGAAAGGTTGGGGTGTTGACGACGGCATTACCGACAGATGATCCGAAGGTACTTGCTGCGGTTTGGTTGCTGGTAGCTTGGTTGCCCAGCACTTGCCCTGCAGTTCCTGGGCTACCACTAGTTGCACCAGACATTGTCATTAGGTTGCTGATTTCTTGCTGACGAGATTGCTGTGCGGAGCCTGTTGCATAATCGATCAGAGCCGTCTGCTGATTGCTGCTGCCTGACAATCCACGTGCCCCCATCTGAGCTGTTACAGCATCCAATCCTTTATTCATGGCAAAGGTCTCGCCAGAAGTCATCGTGTTATTGGGGTTCGTCATCAGTTGGGACAGCATCTGTTGATACTGCCCACGTTGACTGGCAAACGGATCAGCTGCAGCTGCCGCTTGCTGTGTGTCACTGCCACCAGAGTTGGGACTGTTACCTCCCCCAGAAGAGCCACTGCTTTTGCTGCTTCCGCTGTTGAAGATGCTCGAAACAGCCCCACCAATCAGCGGCGCTGCAACTGCACTAAAGATTGTTCCAGCCATGTGTTACCTCAAAGTTTTAACCGCGACACTCTCCACTAAGGAGAACCCACACCGCTTCAACAGTGGGAAGATTGGCTTGTAGATTTTGAACGGAATGTACAGTTTGGCAGCTCCTGCTTCTTTTGCATAGGCTTCAGCCGCCCGGAAGAGCCGCACTGCATAACGGGCTCTGAAAGCAGGAGCAATGTAGAACATATCGCTGCTGGCAAGCGCATGGGATTGGTAATGCAGCGAGGGGCTAATGACCATGATGAAGTAGCCCTGTGGCTGACCATCAACCTCCAGCACCACAATACGAAGCATATCGGCAAGCTCCAGTTTGCGGTACATAGGCCAATTGATGTCAACTTCCCAGCTTTTGTCCTGCCCAACCTCAGCCCAATGAGCCTCAAAAAATCGAGGGGCTAGCTCTCGGAGCATATATAGAACATCCACCACACGACATTCCACACCCGCATTATTATATTTTAATACGGGTGTGAAACTAGGCATTGGGGCACCTCTGGCAATAAATGTCTCTTGCTGCTCAAAGGGCGAAAACAATCTACGCATCACAAAGCCCCCGGTACAACTTCAACTTCAATGTCGTAGAAGCGCATAGGGGTGTTGTCGTTGTGCGTCAGCATCCAGGCTCTACGAATGGTACTGCCGCAGCGGATGATTTGCTTCTTGGGGTTGGCGGTACTCACAGCAACCGGAGTTGTAAATGTCGTATAGTCGTCGTCGCTCCAACTCACGTACACAGTTGAGGCTACGTTGTCCAGTGATGGGTAAGTGGCTGGAATGAGCTTCACTCGCTGATTTCCCCAGCTAAAGCTATCCGTTTGAATTACAACAGGAATGCCTTGCCCATTATCTTGATAGGTGCCGATATCCCAACTGTACAAATTTCCATCAGACTCCCCAAGCACAAGTGGGCCCGGTAAATTGGGGCTGCCAGCCGCATTCTGAAACTTAATCGTCTCTGTTTGTGTGTAGGGGGCAAGTTGCACATAGCCTTCCACCCCCCCAATAACCTGCGTCCACCAATGCCAGGTGCCTGTATCGATACAGTATGCCAGCGTAATCCCCGAAAACGAAGCTGCTGGGCTTACAACAGCAAAAGAGGGGAAAGTCAGAAGCAAAAACTTATGCCCACTGGCCATGACTGGCTGCAGGGTTGGCATCATACGGTCATTATTTCCGGCCCAGCCCACCAACCCATAGGCAGAAGATTCTTCACAGGCATTTAAGTATCTTGTCAGCAGTCGTGCCACTCCAGGGGGGGTAACTGACTGTGCAGTCAGTCCCCGCATTGCGAACAGTTCCGCCCCAGCTGTTCCCCCATCCCCGAGAAAATACAGTGTATCATTCACAGATACAGGAGCAAATCGACAAGTGATGGGGAGGCCAATTTTGCTTATGGAGTTATCCACACGCTGAATCGCTATCCCTGGGCTATTTCCGGCATCATAATAAGCAACACTTCCCTTGGTCCCGAAGGCCACCAGATAGGATAGGTGCTTCACCATACAGGAAGGGGTTCCAATTGAGCACTCGACCTGCAGATTCATCAGTGCTGGCCAATTCGACGTATTACCAGTTGCAGAACTATTGATAAGCCCTGCAGTTGTCATCACATACCAACGACTGTTTAGTTCACACAGACTCGGAACCAAGGTAGCAGTAGTAACGGTTTGATTCCCTTGAGTATTAACCGAATTGCTACCCGACTGAATGAAATTTAAGGTTGGGGAATAGCATTGTGCTGCAAACACCCCATAGCCGGCATTATCGGAGTTATTGAATCCGACGCGCATGCGACAGTTAGCATTCACCGGAAAGGCTAATGCGTATGGGCTAAAGGGACTTGCCGCTGGGTACACATAGCGATTTCCAATTACAGCGACCAGTCCGTTAGCCACACCGTAAAAACCAGCCCCCTGCACAAAAGTCGAACTCAGCCCAAGGGCGGAAACATCAGCAATCTTCTTCAACCCAGGACGCTTTACAACAATAACTTCCCCATCACCATCCTTCCCAAAGAAGACGTTTTTCGAGTAAGCATCTGTCGTCAGTGTACCATCCCGACTGTTAATAGGGACAGTCAAGGGGATGTGCTGAATGTTCTCGTATGTTGCTGGGCTAGCCATCAGAATTCCCGTTCAGACGGTGTAAAGAATGTGGAGGCTTCCTCCCGTTCTTCCGCAAAGAAGGCTTCGTAGGCAATCAACGCCTTTTTGTTGATGTCAGCTCGCATGTCAGATGGGGTCACATACTCCAGGGCAATTTCATCTGCCAACATCCACTTAAGCATGTGGAAAGCTTCTTGCGGAAAGTCGGGGTTGTCAGTCAATACACTGAAATCCTGCACAGGACGCTGGATGTCCACATAGAGAGTGGAAGAAGCATCTGCCGGCACATTGTAGACATACAGCAGACCGCCTGTGAGCTGAGGGTCGTACCATGCTTGATTCGGCTGGCCGGAAGACGATTTCATTCCCAGCTGCATATAGTCAATACGAGCCTCGATCGTAATGTCAGTGTCTTGGTTAGCCGAGTTGCGGATAAACCCCTGCAACACCCGTAGTGGGCGTGGTGTGCCACTGATTGTGCTCAAGTTATAGGTGGCTGACCCAGCTACAAGGGGCACAGTCAATCGCTGAATACACCACAAAGGCTTTTGATTCTTCACCAAAGCCTTGATAATGATATTCAGTGCCTGCAAAACATTAGCCGAATCCGCTGCAGGGATCGTGTCATAGGACGAAAAACGGCCAGTCGAACGCAGAGCGGCATTCACCAAGTCATTGGCAGTCATCCCAAAGGTGTACACACCGCTAGACATAGGTTACTTTCCTTTTCCGGCTGATTTCAACTTCGGCGACAGCATTAAGGTAGAAAGCGCAGCTAGGTTTCGGCCCAGCTGTGCTCTCGACACTGGCTTCACCGGAGGGGGAGGCGCTTTCGCGACCTGCTTTGGGCGTGTTGCCATAGCTACTCCAGGAAGGTTGAAATTACAAAGTGCCTTGCTTCTTCAGGCTGAGCAGGAGGGTGAAAGAGATTGTAGCAGCAGCTGCCCAACCCTGAGTAGACAGCAGGATTTTACCTGTACGACCAACTCCAGAGTTGTTGACCAGCCCCCCAAATCGCTCATACTTTTCAGTCCCCCGTCCCTGCAGCTCCACAATTCGCGTAGGTGTCGTGGCGTCCCAGGCCAACCGACATTCCAGAGTGTCCTCGATGCTGAACTGAATCCGATCAACGATCAAATCCAAGGCCTTCAACGAACCTGTATTGTCCATGCCAGTGTAGGTGGTAGGGTCACAGATCACCGTCGAAGCCAAGTCCGAACTGTCGAGAATACCCTCAACCTTGACGACCACATTTCGCGGCCCGTCAAGGATCACTTGCGTGTTGACTGAGTTTGCCATTGAGGGTTCCTCCGCTTAGCGGTTACGCACTGCCGTCACGTAGTCCACACTGAGAGTATTGGCCACGCCAGTACTGTTCAGCAGGCCGAATGAGACGTTCAGGTTGGCTGTGGTCAACGAGGGGGCCTGCGACCGAACAACGGCACCTCGAGCTGTCATAGCCCCCGCACTGGAGCTGGTCGGATTGAGTTGTTGCCAGTCCGCGCCAGTAGTTGGATTGAAAAAAGCTTCAACATTGCCCAGGTAGTCAATATGGAAACCAACTTCAAACGCTGTTCCGGCAACAGGAATGGCTGCGGCAGGAAATGCCACAGTCGTAGACACACCACCAATGACGGTCACCAGCTGCAGCGCAGCCGAACCAGTCGGTTTGTTAATGTAGACGGCATCCTGAGTTGAGCCTGGGGTTGTGGTTGTTGCCAGTAAACCAGCATAGAACACATCATTGACAACCGCGCTCAGAGTTCCCGCAAACTTGAAGAACACATCCTTGCCAGCCACAAGCTTGAAGCCTGCCGCCACCAATTGCATGTAGATCGCATCAGCAGCACCTGTAGTATTCGTGAGCAGCAGTTGTCCACCGTCACCAGCAGCCAAAGCCACTGTACCAGTACCAGTTTTGGTGATGGTCCAGTCACCTGCAGCGAAGGTGTCGAAGTCATTGTGGTACACGTGAGCCCAGGAAGGGTCAGGAATACCTGCGGCGGCCATCGTTTGATAGTCAGTCGCATTCGTCACACCATTAGGGAAGCGAGACGTCAGAGATTGAGGGGCAGACATAGCAGTTTCTCCGTAAGGAATTTGTGAGTTCTACACCCGTATTATTATATAATAATACGGGTGCAAAATACCCTACTGCTTACGCAGCATTCGAGCCGAACAGGCCACGAGAGTTCACCCAAATGAAGACATAACGCTCATATGCGCCAACTTTGAAGTTGCGCGTATCACCGTCGTTGTCTTCCCAGATGTCCAGGGCTTCCCGTTCCTGCCAGATCATGCCTTCTTCGGCATTCGTGGTGATGAACCAGGGGCCGGTGGCCGTCAGGTAAGGGCACACAACGACACCACCGGACAGCAAATCCTGGGTATTGATGGGGTTGATGTCGTTGTTGTTGTTGCCAACAGCTTTCGGTGTACCCACAATACGATCAGCATTGAACTTGTTGTACGGATGTACAACCAGCTTATTGCCAGACAGAGGTTCGATATAGCCCTTGTCGTCCTTCGAGGACATCATCAGGATCAGCATATCTTCCAGAGCTGCTTGGGACAGCGAGGAGTCGATGGTGAGCTTGTTCTGCCAAGTGCCGCCACTGAAGTTGGGATGGGCAGTGTTCAACAACGTAACACCATCGCCGCCAACGTAACCTGCCGTGAAGGCGCGGTTGAACACGTTGACTGCATTGATGTTGCGGGTTTCGTCAAAAGCCCGGCGAAGCTTCTGGACACGATTCTTCGTCAGCTTGACATAGAGGTTGTCCTTCATTTCTTCGTAGGTGGTGATGATACCCAGGCCGTATGCCACGTTGGTACCGCGAGTCACGAAGCCTTGTTGCAGACCATCAAACGAGATGGGCTGACCTTCGGGCTTCACCACTGCGATGCCGGGACCTACACTTTGAACGTACTCTTCGTAGTTCTTGGTGCTGTTTTCTTTCTTGTACAGCAGAGGAGCAAACTGCGGAGCCGAAGCTGCAGCAGAATCCCACCATGCCTTGACGCCTTCCCAAAGTCCTTTCGGGTAGGCACTTGTTGTTACTGGACCAGCCATGATTCAATTCCTTTCAGAGTTCGATTAGACGCCAGCAACTAAGCCGTTGAGTTCGTGAGCATTCCACTTCACGAGCCACAGAGCATTGAGGGCTTGCTGGTTGTTGGGCTTCTGAATCATGCCGATGATCTTCAGATTCAGGGTCGAGGTTGCGGCAATGGTGCCAGTCGCCAGCACAGAAGCAGAGTTCTGTGCAGGTGATGTAGGGTTGGCGACAGTGAACGAAGCGTTCTTGTTGGCCCAGGCAGTGCTAAAGGCTGTCAGGCCGTCATCCTGCACTTCGAACAGCAAGCTTGGATCATCTGCCACAGCCACGTAGTAGGCCTTGGTCTTCGTAGCGGGGATGTTCTGGAGTGTTAAATCCAAGTTCACACCAACCAGGGAGGGGTTGTTCAAACCTGCAGGCAGATAGCCCACAACCACACCACGTACTGTGTCAGTACCAGCAGCCTTCTGCACGTAGGGGATACCGTTGGCGTCACAGCCAGCAGCAGCTTTCACTGGATCACCCACGTTGAACTGACTGCCATCAGACGACGGAATGCAGTACGTGTTGAATGCGCCCGTGTAGGGGTTGGCATTCAGATAGCGCGAAGGGACAAACCCTTTCGGCTGATTTACGTTAGCCATTACAGCTTCCTTTCAAAAACAATGTTGAGCTTAAACTTCGCCCATTCGAGTTTCCAAGTGATTGGAAACACCTTTGGGGATGTACTGTGTTTTATCCGTTGGCTTCATCCGACCATTGCGGATTTGCTCATCCCAGGCAGAGGCCTGGTATTGCTTGGCGGCTTGACGCTCATTCCAGAGTTCGTCTGGACACTTGAGCAGATAGGCACGCAGGGGAGAGCCATCATCGCGTGTGCCGACATAGCGGCTGATGCGGTTCGACAGGTCGGAATCACCAACCAAGTTAGCTGCACGGCGAACTTCGCCAGGTTCCACGAAATCAAACCCTTGGTAAATGAGTTCCTCAATTTCACCCTTTTCGTCATTGGCCCAGTACATCTGATGCCCAGGGATTGTGCCAACGACAGAGAGCTTCAACACCAAGCCACCGAGATCAGGCTCGCGTTCACGTTTGGCAGTACCAGTACGTTCTGCGGCTTCCTTGGCGCGGGCGGCTTCACGAGCACGGACAGCCAAAGCAAAGCGATCCATTTCCTCAGGCCGTTGGGCCGCAGGAGAGGGGACTTTTGTAGCATCAGCAGTCACAGGTGCGTCCTTTGCAGGTTGTTGAGCAGGGGTGTTTTGAGAATTGTTAACTGTTGCCATGATTTTGACCTCTGGTTATCTGGAGAAGTACGACTTCAGGAATGTCTCTTTGGTGTACAGACCTTCTGCAACGAACTGGCGCATTAGCTCCAGATCTGCCTTGGGAAGGTCGTGTTCCGTTTTTCCATTATAGCTACCCTTCGAAGAAGAGCCAGCATTGGACTGACCGCCGGATTCGGAAGTGGCATTGCGAGGGCCTGAACTTGTCTTGAAGCGGCGTGGGAAGTCCTCCATGACCTGCTTCTTGGCAATTTCCAGAAAGGCCCGACCAATGGCTTGCTCTCCACCCTTCCGCAGGATGCGGCCAACTTGGATGAAGTGATCCGCCAAGACGGCATCATCATACACCCACTGGTTGCCCTCCTCTACCCAATCATCAAGAACAGGGTTGCTGCCTTTGCCTGGGACCTTGAGCTCGCCTTCAGGAGGTTCTTCAGCTGGCTTTTCCTTCACCAGCTCTTCGCCTTCTTTCTTGAGAGCTTGACGCTGAGCTTCGGTAGCAGTGATGCGATCTTCAATCTCCACCACACGTTCATGGTCACCATCAGCCTGAGCTGAGGATCGCTGCACACGCAAGGACTGCAGAGCTTCAGCATGTTCGCGGTCGCGTTTGTCGATTTCCTGCTTGAAGAACTTCAAGAACTGGGCACGGGTGCCGTCAAAGGCATCGACTTGGGCCCGCAGCTTCGAGATTTCTTTTGCCTGCTTATCGGCAAAGCGATCACCACGCTCCACAAAGGTTTTGGCGTCAACCCAAGTGCCGGCAGGGCCCTTGTAGTCGGCTTCAGGCTTCCAGCCACGGCGACCGGCTTCATATTCGAAGTTGCGCTCGTTGGAGGTGCCAGAAGATTGCTGGTCAGCTGGTTTGTTGGTGCCGTCGTCGAGCTGCTGAACCTCCGCAACAGTTTTTTGCCGGAGCGAGTTGTCAATTGACTCCAGTTCAGCTTCAATTTCGGCTGCTGAGCGTTGTGTGGGGGTGGTGGGTGCAGGCATTTTGATCCTCAGTTTACTAATGATTATGCACCCGCATTATTATATAATAATGCGGGTGTGAAATACCCTAGGCTGTCACAGTCGCCAGGGGGGTGAGCACATCCAAGTCTTGGATGAAACGATAGGTTTTACCGTCGAGTGGGCTGGTGTGGAATTTGCCGGTATACTGACCAACAAGCACCTTGTCGCCGACGGCACAGAAATCTGTGGACTTGTCGCACCAAGCATCATGTCCGATTTCAATCACTGTGGCCCAGACTTGATGCTGCTGTTCCTTTTCCTGCGTCTTCTGTGGCAGGACAATACCACCAGCAGAGGTTTCGTATTCTTCCGTTTGCTGCCCCAGCAACAGCAAGCGGTGGCCAGTTGCACGGAAGCCACTTTTGTTGGCTGCTTGTGGGCCCTTGTCGGCACGCCAACCTTTTTGGCGCTCAAGTGTCAGGTCACTCATGATTTTCTTCTCCTGCAGGTTCATCCACAATCTTCCGGCTTTCCAGCCCCTCAATCAGCCGCTGTGCATAGTCAACTTGTGACAAGGCACTCAGTGTCATACGCAGGGTATCCTCATTCGTTGCCCCCACATACTGCTGCCCAGCCCAAGCTGCTTTTGTATCCTCGACCTGCTCTTCCAGCTCTGCCAGAAAAGCCTGTGTCACCGGATTAGCAAGCCACTGATCCCAGTCCTCAGCCGTTGGCTGCTGGCTTTGTCGTACTGTCATTTTTTATTCCTTCTCCAGGTTGTTTGGACGTTCTGTCCAGGTTTGCTTCATGAGACTTATGAAGGAGGTCGAGCACCTTCAGCAGTCCCTCTCTGTGGGCTTTCGCCGCACCTATTTGGGCTTCAAGCAAAGCAATCTGATGCCCGTCGCCGACACCCTTTGCTTCGGCCAGTTCCTTTTGGGACTTTGCCTGAAGTTCGCTGATCTTTGCATCGTTGAGCACAATCTGTGCCTGCAACTCGGCCATGCCCAATTGGTGACTGTCCAAGTGCATACGCTCTGTAGACGCCTGCTTGGCTTTCTCCAGCTCCACCTTCGGATTGAGGATCGGAGCAATGGCCTTGGGGCCTTTGGGGTCAGGCAGCAGCTCTTCAATGCCCTCAACATCCATTGCATCCAGCAACCGCTTCTTCACCACGTAGAGGTCAAACATCTGTGGCGAAGCTGTTGCAATATCAAACACAGCCTTTGCCCGTTGCTGCTTTTGGGCAGGCGATACCGCAATGGGATCAGCCGCAGGAAAAATCCGATAGTTGTTGCTGTCGTAGTCATCCCGAGCAAACAGTGCCCCATCCCCGGCGACCAGTTGCTCAAACTGCGGATGCTGCTTGATATACCAGCGGTTGAGTTGGTACATCTTCTCGAACTCACGAGCTTGCGCACGATGCATCCGCTTGTAGATGCCACTGAAGAGCATCATGCCCTGCTCAAGGGTATTGCGAGAGGTTTCAGCGGGAGTGTTCTGACCTGGGCTCACACCAGTCATGGCATCAGTGGAGCTGCCGAGCTTTTCGCCGTAGCTAATCAGCAGGTTGAGCACCTGAAACATGATGTCAGGTGGGGTGTTAACTGGAAGCTGCACAATGTTCTTGCGCAAGTCATCGCCAGCGCCGTCAACAGGCTTCCACTCAAACGGATCGAAGGTCTGTTTGCCGCTCTTGATCTTCACACCACGGCCAAGGAAGCCGCCAGCGGTCGTTGCCAGAGTCCCTGCGTTGATGATCTGATTGATGATCGTATCAACTGCAGCATTCGTCGGGCCGAGCAGGGCCCCGAAGCCCCAGCCATAGAAACTGCCGTCAGGTGAAGGCAGAAACCCAAACCTGGTAAAGGTCGTTTGTGGGATAATGCGAAGGATTTTGTTGTCCTTCGACTTGTCCAGCTCTTGTGCCTGCTTTTCCAGTGCACTGGCTTTTTTGACATCCTTCTCTTCCCGAGCAGCTGCTTCCAACTGCCGCACCACAACATCGTGCAGCCGAATGACGTCACCTTCATCGAAGAACTTGGCAACAATCCGCAGGGGCTGCTTGGTGTCCAGCCGAACGATCATGATGTACGGCTCTGCATAGCCATCGCCATCCAAGTCCAGCCAGGTGTGCTGCTCAATCAGCTCATAAGGGAACAGCCCGTCGTTACCTGCACGACGCACACCAGTCGCCTCTTCCTGAGCTGTCTTCAGCACACCAGGAACACTTAGTGATTGTGTTGGGCGCTGCAAAGGCTCATCCCACATTTCACAGTACAGCCCACGACGCACGTTTTCTGTGATCTGATTGTGGAAGCGTACCATTTTGTGGCTGGCACGTGGTGTGCGGTCAAGGTCTTTGCAGAAGTAATCCACCACAAAGTCTTGCAGAGGGAGATACTCGCTGCGGTTGATGCCCTCTACGCCATCGTAGAAGGTTTTCTTGACTGCACAACCCAGCAAAGCTGCGCTGAACTTTGCTGTCTCATCTTCATCGACCCAATTGCGATTCTCTTGCAGCAACTGATAGGACATATGGTTGCTGATGCGGTCGCTGCGCTGTTTCTTTTTCCCTTCAGGGTCAGCTCCCCAAGCCTCGACCTTCACCAGATCCCGCCCTTGCGTCAGCGGAGCAATGCGTGCCAGAAACTGCAGGCAGGCAATCGTCACCAGCGGAAATTTCACATTGCTGGCACCAACCCAGGGGAAACTTTTCTTCTCTGAGTACTGCATTGCAATCTTCAGCGCAGCTGCATGACGAACTTCCCAATCTGTCCTGGTGCTCAGGTCAGCGTTGTAGCCATCAACTGCCTGCATACCATACCACAGCAGTTCTTCCTTTTTCAGCTTCTCCGCCACATTCGGCATCTTCACAATGTCTTCGAGCTTCAGCTTCGTTTTCGGGGGCTGGCTCAGCAGGATTTGTTGGTTTTGATCAGCCATATAGTCAATATCCGGTTACAGCATCTCTGCCGTCGTTTGCATGTTCAGCGAGGCGAGCCTGTTCCCGGAACGACAGCTCATCTTCAGTTGCGAAGTCATCTTCATCATTCTCCGGCCAGTTGTCAACGCCACGACTGAGGATGGCAGTGGAGTCAAATTGGTCATCAGCCACAGCTTCAGCATAGCCAGTAAAGCGCAGAAGCTCGGCCTCATAGGAAGGATACCAGATGCCCTGCTTGTCGAACTTGCAGCCGTTGCTCTTCATGCGCTTCTGCAAGCTGCGCCCTCGAACTGCCTTGTCCTTTGATGATGCAAGGGGAATGCACATCAGAAACACCCGACGCTTACGCATTTCCTTGTTCAATGTTGGTTCAAGTGTTTTCCAAATCACCCCATCTTCCACAAAGAAGCATTCAGGATCGTAGATATCCTGAATCTCGAACATCTGGTCAATGATTTCTTCGGAGTCCCACCTGTCAACACGCTGACCGAAGATGTGCAGCATGTTGTTAACATCAGTTCCACCTACAGTAAAGCTGGTGCGGTTGGCTCTGTCAGCCTTTGAGACAGCAAAGTCAACTCCTACGCCAATTCGCTTCGGCAGTTCGAAGTCACTGTCGTCCATCTCCAGGAACCAGGGCTTCTTGAGGTAGGCTTCCGTATTGTCAAAGGGATCGTTGAGATACTCTTGGCTGTAGCCATTGGAGTCAAAGTCCTCAATGAACCGCTGACGAATAGCCCGCAGAGTTGTTTCCGTAAACTGCTGTGGCCAGAGGATTTCGCTGAAGTCATCAAACGACTTGTGGGCTCGGTAGAAGAGAACATGCCATTCGCGGTTCTTGCGGAAGCGGGCCAACAATGAATCTTCATGCAAGACTGTGCCATGGACTCGAATCTTGCCCCCACGTCGAAGTGCCGGAATAGCTGCACGGTTGAACCAGCGACGGAACTTATCCCGACGGTCCTTACTTTCCACCTGCTCGTCGTCTTCCAAATCGTCGCAGACAATAAGCCCAGGACGACGCCCTCTCCACTTGCGGCCCCGTAGCTTCTGCCCACTGCCGCGCGCCAGAATACGGAACTGCTCGCCGTCGGCAAAGTTAACTATGATTTCAGTTTTCGACTGAGTTTCAAAGCCAACGATCTGGAAGTTCCTGATGAGGTCTTCGTTCTCGACCAGCTCGCGGGTGATGTCTCCCAAGTGTTCGATTGCTAGTTCTTCGTTGGTGCTGATGACGATGACGTAGGATTCCACACGGAAAAGAACTGTCGCCAGCGTGTAGACGTGTGTGAGGGCACTGCTTTTGGCGTGGCCGCGGGGGGCTATGGTGCAGGCCTTTTCGACTTCGCTGCTGTAGAGAGCCCAGGCTTCGCGATGAAATTGCGGAGTAGGCTTGGGGTCATCGAAGCCACTACGGAGGTAGATCATCGCAAAGCCCTCAATGAGCTTTGCGGTCAGTTTAGTGGCCATCAGGCAGAGTTGCGCTCAAGAAATTCGTGCTGAAGCATCACAAGTACCCCAAGTACTGTTGCGATGGCTGTCATATCATATTCAGGCTTCATGATGACAGCGCGAAGTTCATCAATCAGTCGCTCAGAGGTAGATTCTGTGGAAGCAGTAGCCAACTTAACAATCTCAGCCACTTGATTGCTCCTTTACTTCCACAATTTCAGCGTCGATTGTGTTGCCGGAAGCTTGCTTGTCCATCATTGCCAGGATTTTTGCAGCCAACTGATCCGAGGTCGGAGGTGGTGCAGAAGGAGCTGCTGGCTGCTCTACACCCTTTTGGCCCATGCCCAAGGCCTTGATGGCGATTTCACTGGACTTCACCAGCACGAAGTCCCCAACATCAGGATTGTCCATGCGATTCATCAGGACGTTGGTGGTAGAGATGGCGAGAGCTTGGAAGCGCTCACGCAATGTGGCACTGAGGCGGGGGTCAGCAACCTGATGGCGAACAGGGTCGAGGCACTGCTGGAAGCCCTCGCTGGCCAGGACAGAAGACAGCCAACTCTGGGGACGTTCGAAGTGGGCCGCGAGCTGCGCGTAGCTGTAGTCAGGCCGTTCAAGAATCAAGTCAACCATCCGCTGGTGAGAGTAGTTGTGCTTGCCGACAACCGGCAAAAGGGGCGCGGAAGTCGCCGTCAGCGAAACTGAGCCTTCTTTCTGCTGGGAGACAGAAACAGCAGAAGTGGATGTAGCAAAAGGCTTACTAACTGACGGTTTGCTGGCTGTGGCAGACTCCCGCACCAAAGCGGCCAGCAAGTTGGCTTCCGTCTCCGAAGAGACAATAGTTGAATCAGACTGCAGCATGGCCAATTACGCCCAAACCCTTGGTGGCGACTTCGAGGGCTTCGACAGCCAGCTGAGTGGAGGCATCTTCCCCCTGGAGCCGCTGTTCGAGGACTTCCATGCTGCGCACAGCAACAGAGCGGAAGCGGTCATTGAGACTGCGGGCCAGGATTGGGTCCACCAATTTGCTACGGCGCTGCTCAAGGCGAGCTTTGAAGCTGTCGGCGGCCACAATACGGCAAATCCAAGAGGGGCTGAAGCCGAAGATTTCAGCCAACTCAGCTGAAGTGACGGTTGGCTCCTGGATGATCAGGTCGATCATTGCGTCGTGGGTGAAAGTCAGTCGGACGTTGGGGCGCTCTGCCATGGGGGTGCTCCAGTTGTTTGCTAGTGGGGTGACTGTAGCGCAAGAGCAATCGAAAAGCAATCACATAACTGAGCCCCGGCGGAGGCGGAGAGCCTCCACGCGCGCTGTTGCAAGCAGCAAGTAACAGCAATAGTTAGCTCAGCGACGGCAAATTATACACCCGCATTATTATATATTAATGCGGGTGTGAAACATACCACTGATACCGCTCTGACCAGCAATTTCAACCACAGCAGCAACAGCAACACCACAGTTACTATTAGTAATAATTAGTTGGAGGGGCTAGCTAGGTTGTCTGTATTCAGGCGCACGTGCGCGCTACGCGTGGGCGTGTACGCGCGTAGCTCAAAATGGGGTTTCGGCAGCCGCCAAAGGGCTGCAGCACACTTGTTGGCTCTGCTTCCCGCCTCACGGCGGGCGCCAACCCCCGTCAAGCCCACAGCTGCAGCATTGCTGTTACAGCCGCAAAAGCAACAGCTACAGCAACAGTAAGTGGGTGGAAATTGGGGCTGCAGCAGCTAGTAAGGGGTTGCGAGATGGTGGGCTCTCCCGTAGCCGGGCACCGCGAAGCTGTAGCAACTAGCTAATTGGGCGCAGTTCAGAGGGCGCTGGGGGTGTGCTCAAAAAATAGGCACCAGCTCGGGGAGCATATAACAGATAATAATACACCCGCGTTATTATATATTAACGCGGGTGCGGAATATACCAACGGACGGAAGCTGAGTTGTTAGTAAGAGCAGCGGCAGCAGAGGGGATGGGGGGCCCTCCGTTAGCACGGCGACTTACTAGCCGTAGCTGTTACTGTTATAAGAGGGGCCGCTGTGGTGAGTTCTGCGCCCGTATTATTATATAATAACGCGGGTGTGAAACCTCAAGCAAATTTTTTAAAAAATTACTGGAACCGTTCGTGGGTGTGTGACTTGCAGGCTCTCCACTAACGTGGTGACTGTTGCGGTACGCAGCCGGAGCACAATTGGGGAAATTTTCAAAAAATTTAGCTTCGTGCAATACAGCTTTTATTTTCCCCCTGAAATTTCCCCCTCCCCCCAGGCACTTTTCTCTCCCTGATCGCTGGTCAGCAGCGCACTGTTGTGGTGCATTGTGGCTGCGGCAGTGACGGCAGCGCGGGCGATAGGCTGTAGCTATGCCCCAATGCGGAGCAAGCCATTGTGATGTGGGCGCGGTGGCTTAGTTGAGTGGGGCTGAGGGCAGGTGCTGGGCAACGTGCAGGCACACCACTACCACGGGGCTGGCGTAGGGCAGCTGGTAGTGTTGATTGGGGCGCGACGTGGCGGCTCACGCCACGCACACCGGCCTACGCGCTATCCCTACCATGTACCAGCCTAGCTCCATGCATATGTAACGGACGGAGCCATACGCTGTATACGAATGCGCGCGCGCACGGGAGCAATTAGCGTGCCATGTATAGTAGCTATGAGGTGCAACCCCATTGTAAACAATCCCGACAGTTCTCGTCGCTGGTGTTATAGCAATACGTCGCATGGGGGATAGGATTCGGGGAAACTTTACATCTCACAATATGGTATGCATGGGCATTGGGCTGTGACGTGATGTAACCTATTGATTTCATTGATGTTTTTCAAATAATTGTGGGGCTCAGGGAATGTTGGCATGGTGTATGCATGTATATTGGTGCCGCAACATCGCGGCATGCACCAAAAGGACTGACTATCATGGCAACCATCTCCACCACCAAAACACCTGCTGCCGTTAGCGTTGAAATTGACGTTGACGCCGATACCCTCACACTCATCTATGGCAACGGGCAAACCCGCACGGTCAACCCGTCGAAGCTCAATACCGCAATTCGCACCTACGCCACGTTCCACGGATTGAAGCAAAAATTGGTTGATGCTGCGGCTATCCCACGCAACCTCGACACGGGCCGGAGCGCTACCTTGGGCGACAAAATTAGTGCAGTCGATGAAGTGCTGGGACGCATCACATCGACGGATGGCACATGGAACAAGGGCCGTGAGGGTGGCACAGCCGACAATTCGGGATTGTTCCTTCGTGCAATGGTGGCCCTCACAGGCAAGGAATCGGCTGAGATCAAGGGCATGCTGGATGCGCTCACGGATGAAGAGCGCAAGGCCTTGAGGGGTTCTCCGAAGGTTGCAGGTAAAATGGCCGAATTGCGTACAGCCGCATCGAAGGTTGACGTTGACGCAGTCTTGGCCAAATTCGGGTTTGACGCCGATAGCGAATAGGCTGAGGTAGTCTCACACTAGCAGCCATTAGCGATAGTGGCTGTGGTGGGTGATATTGCCCAACAGTTATAATGGAAAGGACTTCCACATCATGCCACAATCTCTTTCGCTCCGAGCTACAATTCAGTGGCGCCGAGCATTACGACATGCCGCACGGGAAGCCAAGCGTGCGGGTTTGCCATTGATTCTCTGGAGAATCTAGCATGATACCCGAGCGCATGAAGCCCTACAAGGCTAAAAACGGGGCCGTGCAATTCAAGCCCAGTCTTGAGTATGCACAAGAGCTGGATGAAGACGGCATGGGCTTCTGCTTGGCTTGTGGCGAAACACAACCTACCGAACCAGACGCCCGTAAATATGTCTGCGAATGTTGTGGGGAAGCCAAAGTCTATGGGGCTGCTGAATTATGCCTCATGGGGCTGACCTACTAACAGCTATCTGCCATATGTCCACCCTAATCGAATGGGCTTTGATTCTCATTGCCCTAGTCGTTCTCATAAGGAGTTATCATTAATGAAAACCAAAATTCTGACAATTTCATGGGCAAACCCCGCCACTCATGGTGCAGGTGAAGCTGTGGCTGTATTTGACATGGCAGTTGATGCCGACGTGCGGCAAGCCTTCAACCAACTTGAGCTGCTGAATGCAGCTGACCGAACCTACAAGCTCACAGGTGACGTGTTTGGGTTTTTTGACAAGGTGCCAGCGGATCAGAATCCATTGTGGGAAGCAGATCCAGCGCATCCGGCAAATCACTGAGCAGCGCCTCGCAACCACAGCCCCCTTCCGAGGGGCTTTTCTTTTGCCTATTTCACACCCGCATTATTATATATTAATGCGGGTGCAGAACACCGATTGTAGGCGTTTTCTCCGTTTCCCATACCCTAGTATGTCCCCGCATGGTTGACGCGCTCATGCTCGATTGCGCCCCGTTGCCATGGCATCCGCACCATGCCACAATCCCCCACCAATCACCCCATAAACTGACCCACTAAGCAGTCCAATTGTGCCCTTGCAATCTGGAAAAACTCCGGGCAAACTCCGGTGCAACCCCCAACTACAGAAGGAAAACTACAGATGGCAAAGCGAGAACTTGACACCTCAATCTCATTCGGGCCTGAGTATGAAACACTCTTGGTGCGTGGGTTTAATCAGCCGGGATTCCAACTTCCCTGTGGTGACCCGAAAAAAGCCTACAAAATGCGCTTCCGAATCTGGAGTTACTTCCGGGCACTTGAACGTGAGAACCTTCGCCCAGACCTGCTGGAACTCACCAAGCACCTGACCCTCACTATTGAAGACAGCTCAGTCGTCTTCTCGATGAAGCGGGATCGTTGGGACAATCACCTGCTGCGCTCCGTTCTTGACCTGCCACCTGACCCCACGGCCACTGTCCCTGAACTCTTGCCCAACAAACTGCTGAAGCAACTCAACGAAATCCGCGATCGTGAAGCTCGCCAGCAAGCCAAACCATAGAACTGTGGTGAAAATTGTTGACAGCTGGCAAACCTGTGCTATAGTCGAATCTCAAACCCAAACCCACTCGGCGCCTTTGCTAAGTGGTCGGCATCAAAGTCTCGCCGCATTTCGTTAAGGACTTTTTCTTTCAGGAACTGAAAACATGGCACGAGCAGAAACAACTTACAACACGGTCAAGATGGATGATGGCCGTACAGTGGATTTTCCCGGCAAACGCCGCCTGCTGAAATCGAGTGAAATCACGGCGGATGGTCAACTGCAAACCCGATTGGACTTCGTGAACGGTGAAACTCGCCTCTTCACGATTCCTGCTGAGCTGTTGCAGCAATTTGCTTTGCACGGTGCCGAGCAGAAGCTGGGTGATGAAGTCTCCGGTCTGGATGACATCGACGACGCCATCTTGGCTGTTGATGAACTGATGGAACGTCTGGCTGCAGGTGATTGGAGCCAACGCCGCGAAGCTTCTGGCATTGCGGGCTCCAGTGTGCTGGCCCGTGCATTGGTGGAACTCACCGGCAAATCCCCTGCCACCATCAAGGAAGAGCTCAAGGCACTGCCCCAGGCCGACAAAGTGGCCCTGCGTGGCCACCCCAAGCTGCAGCCGATCATTGCTCGCCTCGAAGCGGCCAAGCGTGCCAAGGGACCGCAGGTTGATACCGATGCTGTGCTGGCCAAGTTGGGCGTCGGTGTTGATGGACCTGCGGCCGAAACAGCTGCCGAGTAACTCTTTGCAGGCTTGCCTGCTTTCCTGAAGTCCCTCTGGTTTTAGTCCTTCCAGAGCCTGCTTCAGGTTGGAGCCCCCACAGATCTTGCGGTTTGTGGGGGCTTTGTGCTTAGGCAGGGCATGTGAGTTTCACACCCGCATTAATATATAATAATGCGGGTGTGAAACTCGTCCTAAGTAGTTAAAAATCATACAATAAACTTGATGATTTCTCGCGCGTAATACATTATAATTACCATTGCATATGAGCATTGTGCTCATGGCTTTTGAAAAAGGACTGACTACCATGCACACACAGCCGCAACTCGGCTCAGACGAGGATAACATTGGCTTCGACAATGGCGACACCCTAGGGGAAGAATCTGTTGTTGACAGCTCAGGGCCATCAGATTCTGAGGAGCCTCTTGCAACAACTTCTGAGTCTACTGGCTTCAGCTTCGATGACCTCTTGTCCGAGGCCCGCGACCATGCCGCTGAAGGCCGCCAGCTTCGCAAAAACCGCAAAGCCCTCAAAAGCGGGCGACTCACTGGCAACACTTCCTTGCAAGATCTCTTGGATGACACTCGCCGCCTGGAGTCCAAGCGAGAATGGCTCCCACTTGCAGCCACCGCAATGTTCCAGATCCAGGAATGTGCAGCATGTGGCAACCTCACAGCATCTTTCACCGGCATTTTCCAGAAGCAGCGTCATGCCTACGTGCGGGATACTTACCGTTGGGTGCCTGCCAATGACGACAGCAACAAGAACTTGACAAAAGAAGTCAAAACCTCCAACCTCAAAACCCCTTTCTGTGGGTTTTGTCTTGATGAAGCTGGCTACCCTGCAGATCAGTTGGGGGTGGACTTCGGAGCTGAGGAAGAAGACGGCCCATCTGCTGAAGAGCAAGAGCAGCTCGACTTCGAAGCACAGCAAGATGAAATTGCGGAATCTCTCCAGACGACCTCAACCTCAGTCATATCATGAACACTTCTAAATTTAGCTATACCCTCAGTAAAGCAGTTGAGGCCTTGGACCTCGCTGCTGCAGAACTTCGGGCTGTATGTGCTGAGCTTTCTCAGCCAGTTATCAATTCTCAAGGCTGGTCAATGGTCAAGCCTAATGGGGTACGACCAGAGATTACAGATCCACTCATTTCGCGTAATACCTGTGCGTGGAATGATAATGAGCGTCATAGTCTACTTATGGCATGGATGTCGTTTACCTCCGTGGAGACTATGGCGCAGCGGCACTTGCGATCTGACAGGGCTATCCGCACGGAGATGCAGAGATTACTCTCTAAGTGTGAGAAACGTACTATTATTGACCACATCCTTACTAAAGCCCTGTAGTTGCAGCGGCTACTGGTTCCCTCACCGCAAGGGCGGTGGAGCCTGCATACACAACCCCAATCAGCTGCGCATGGTGCAATTGCTTGGGCTTAGGCAAAACCTGACAGCCGAGGAATACTTGGATGTTCAGATTGAAGTTATAGTTAACCAATGGGGTAAGTCAAAATGAGAACCTTCGTTCTTTCCCAAGGTGCCAAGTAAGATGCCCCGCTACATTGACGGCAAGCTTATCCTTGAAGCCACAATCAAAAAGGACATTCCCCTGCCTTTCCCGAAAGGTGCCAGGACGGACATCTACGAGAAAGCCAAGCTCATGCAAGTTGGGGACTGCCTTGAAGTCCCGAACCCCCGCAGAGCACATGCCAGCAACCTTGCCAGAAGCACTGGCTATGAATTCACGCAGAAGAAAATTGGCGATATTTTACGAATCTGGAGAACGAAATGACTACCAAAGAACCCAAACCGGACTTGATGGCGCTGGTCGGTAAGCCTTATGGATATATCGTCATGGGTGTGAAGTATTACCTGGTAAAACAACATTACAGAGATGACACACCGATCGCTGATCAAGTGGCTGTTTTCTCAGAGGATCAGGTTCGCGTAGCCCTCACCACCCAATCCAAGCAGCTTGCAGATGCGCTGGCAGAGGTGGAGAGGCTTGAGAGAGCACTACTGGAGAAAAAGGTATGACCAAAAAATATGAATTTGTCCCAGGCGATGAAATCACCATTGCGCCGGGCCGAACTGTAAAGCGCATTCGAGCCCTTATTGCGATCTCTTATTTTGCATCTGCTGGTTCTCTTGGCGGGTACGTGGAGAGTGAGAAGTCGTTGAGCCAAGACGGCAACGCTTGGGTGTATGACAACGCTTGGGTGTATGGCGACGCTCAAGTGTACGGCAGTGCTTGGATATCTGGCAGCGCTAAAGTGTATGGCAGCGCTAAAGTGTATGGCAGCGCTAAAGTGTACGGAAATGCTCAGGTATCTGGCAGTGCTAAAGTGTACGGAAATGCTCAGGTATCTGGCAGTGCTTGGATATGTGGCAACGCTCAGGTATCCGACAGCGCCCAGGTGTGTGGCAACGCTCAGGTATCCGACAGCGCCCAGGTGTGCGGCAATGCTCAGGTATCCGACAGCGCTTGGGTGTGCGGCAATGCTCAGGTATCCGACAGCGCTTGGGTGTGCGGCAATGCTCAAGTGGCCAGCGACGGCCTTATCTTCTGGGCATCAAAAGTAGGCACAGAGAATGGCACTCTTACTGTCTACAA